CTGAATACACTCTTCAGCCATTTCATCTGCGCTTCTTATTCATCTTATAGATGGTAAAGATGGATGCTGCTGCTGATAACAATAAACAAAATATCTTTAATGCAAATTCAACATCTAACATCCATGCTGGAACACTAAGCAGAATACTGCTAATTGTACCGGTTACTCCTTCGGCTATCTGTTGTTGATGGTTACTCATATCTCTTTTAATAGAGTGTAAGTAAATGCCTTTTTGTTTGATTTAATGCATGCCTGAATAAGCTCTTTATATTGCTTAGGGATATTCAACACTTGGCATCCTGCGCTCCACTTATCTATATTGCGAGACTCAGTAGATTCGTTAGCGCGATGGATGTTAATTCCAAATAAGCCAGTATCTTCTTTACCCTGCTCCTCAGCCACTGAATCTTTATCAGCATCTCTAAACACAGTTACTTTTTTAGACTGCACTAAAGCGCTGTATTTACCCTGATGCAAGCCAATAACCCAAGTGTCTATGTATTGCCCACACTTTAAAACTGCAGTGCCTAACTTATTCATGGGATTATTCAGCCAAAAAGTACCTGGATTAGTAGTGCCAGTGTACCACTTGACTTCATTACCCTGCACCAAGCCTATTAGATCATCAAATTTATTAGGCTCGTTAGCTTTGCTGCGGATACCCACGATATGAATAGTAGGCCATTTATAGCCAAGCTCTGTAAATTGAGCCTTAAGCTCTTCTATTGTTGGTGCTTTCATGCTTTCTAAGTTCTTTATCTCGTTTGCTTAAATAGACTTTAAGCTTTCGCTCATAGTCTTTACGTGTTTTTTCTTCCTTTGTCATGTATATTAGTTAGTGAAATCTCTCACGTTGAATCGACTCCAAGCGCTATCGTAATTTCTACCCTCACTAAAAGCTACAGTGCTCTGCCTGTTTACTTTGCGCAATGGATGAATATCAGGGAAGTTATTAGAGCTGTATTCAGGATAGCTGCTGCTATTGTCGCACAAGTAATCTACTAAGCGCTGAGTGTACCACTGAGCATTCTCGCGTGCCTTCTCTACTAAGCTATCCATCTCACCTTTAGTGATGGCTGTAGTGTTTTCAGATTGGCGAGTAACTAAGTTACCATTGTCGTGCTTATACATTAAGAATGGATAAAGCTCCACCATGGTCCACCATGCAGTAGGCTTAACAATGTACTCATTAAGTAAAGTCTCATAGACTCCACTCAAAGTGCCATTCTCTATCTCTGTTTTAATCTTGTTCGTTAAATCAGTTCCAAGATAAAGAGTCATGTACTTATCCTGTGCCAAGTACATTGCAGGTCTAATTAAGTTAGTATCTACAGCCTCATTTAACTGAGTGTACTTCTTAAGAAATTCCTCATTGATAAATAATATTTCGGGTGCTATTGCCATGTTCTTTTAGTTTAATTTGTTCCTGGGTATCTGCCATTATTCGGTAAGTCATACGTGCGAGTGTTAGCTGTAGCGAAGTCTTTAGCTATATCTTTCAAAGGCATTCCTGCACGAATAGCTTTAGCTACTGAGATAGGATTAGATGAATCTAAGCCATTGTCTGCAATGAATCTTCCTTTCTCTCTCTTGCGAAAATAAACTCTACGCTCCCAGTAGTGTTTGCAATTGACCGAGCCCTTCCACAACCATACGCTATAGGTAGAGCCATTGTGGCCCATCTTAGGATTAAGGTCATTTGTATCTGCACTCATTGCAGTTAAATCTTCATAGCGGTATACAATTCCAGCCTTAGCTGCGCTTACCATTTGACGGCAAAACTTGCGGCTGTTTTTACTTAGATTCTTTGAGTAAGAATAACGAATCTTATACAATCCGCTATCCATTTCAGATGGCTTATCAGGATCTGCATAGCTTCTAACTGAAGCCAAGTTAACAGGCTCAGCTTCTATAAGCTCCCACTCTTCCTCATCTACTATCTCGCCTTTATCTTCCAAGAATTCACACCACCAATTCTCATCATCTTCGGTGAAGATTGGAGGCTTCTCTTGTGGATCTAAATTAGACTTTTTTTTTTCAGCGCTTAGTTGAGTTGTTGCAGTTTGTGCAACAGTTGTTGTAATGATTTCTTCGCCGAAAATATCATTAGACTCAATGTATAAATCAGCAACAATGCCCATACCTTTAAATATCTCTTCAAGGCTATCTGTTATAATTTGTTGGTAAGGCTCAATAATGTTTCTATTGAAGATGCGGTAAGCCTGCTTCATTTCATCTGCGTTGCTTCCTAATCCTCCTGCATCTCTAATACCAAAAAGTAAAGGTGAAGTTACGCGGTGAGCTGCTAAGATGTTCTCTCTTGATTGCACGCTTAATTCCTGCCATTGCTTATCAGCATCACTCATAGGCACAAGGTCTAAACGCGGTGCTCTATCAGCTGACTCATTGAAAGTGAATACTACCTTACCTGCTTTCTTCGCACCTACCATAGTCTCCCAATTTCTGCGGATAGCCATCTGCTCTTCGGGATCAGGAATACCATTATTCATGTGTAAGAAATAGCTTGGGGCCATTCCATTCGTTAAGAATGCTCTATAAAATTCACTGATATCTCTTGTGATTTCAATGTAGTTAATAGCACTGTAATAATCAGGCTTCGGATAGTAAGCGCTGCCAGGTGTCATCACTCCAACGAATAGCACTTGCGAAGGCTCATCTGCTTTTGTTGTTGGATTGTACATCGGGATAAACGTAGGAATGTTTTTCTTCTTGCGTGTATCTGACCAATCCTTTGAGTAGTAGATACCAGGTATAATATCCTCATCATTAGCCACAGCTAAGCGGCAGTTTTCGTAAGGTAAGTGGTTAATCTTAGCAATGGTGCTTCTATCTACGCTCCAAATTACCTCTAAGTAATAACCTCCCTGCATCTTTGCATCCAATGCTATTGGCCTGCGGATAGTATTTAATTTAAGTCTATCTATCTCACGTTGTGCAGCAGGATTATTACTCTTAATTTCTTTACCTGCTATCATAAATGAAATGCTCATAGTTAGAGCAGAGTGCACCGGAGAGGCATAGTATAAATCAATGAGATAATTGCTAAACAAGTTAGCCTCGCCAAGCGTTACCCATCCTTTAGGTGTTTCTTTCTCGGTAGCTTCCTGAGGCATTGCTGCTCCAAGATTCACTAACATTGGTACTGATGGCTGTGAGTGATTATCCATTGTAAGTAATATCGTTATCTATTGTTAAATTCGGCTCAGTATAGCGAGGAGTAGTTACATCTTCTACTATTAAATATCCTTTTTCTATTACTCCCTCTACTGCCGCGTTTGTAGGATCTAAATTAGTGCTGCTATTTTGCCCATAAACAATATAACTAAACCGAGCTGGGTAGTTAATTAGTAGGCTTGCAGCTGTTGGTGTATTAGCGTTAGTGCCAATACGAATGGTAGTGTACCTATCATTCTCAGCTATCTTGGTAGGGATAGCGTAAAGCTTCTGAAGTGTCTGCTCGTTTGTTAATTCAAGCAGATAATGAGTGTATGTATTAGACAGCAAAAGCTCCCCTTGCTTGAGTGTCAAGTAGAGGAGCTGTGCTGCTGTATTTTTAAGTAAATAAATCATGCTTTAAAGATAGCACAATTTAGTTTACAATGTACCTGCTACTACAGTAACAGTAGAGAAATCTTCAAATGGATTATCTCCAGCATCTTGGTCAAGTAAGTATGCCTTATCTTTTTCTTCGCCTGTGAAGGTAACGGTATACCCTACGAGGTCACCCTTGGCTGTGCCAGTTTGAGTAGTGAATGCAGTAACCTCAACACCATCTTTGTAACCACACATCCAAATGTTATCGTTATTGTCCTGAACGAATAATACGTTACGGCCTTTAGCGATGTTTTGAAGTTGTAGTGAACGTGCAGCGCTCATCCCATGGAATGAAGCTACGATAGTTTGAGTGTAGAACACTGTGCCATTTTCGATGCTGATAGCAGCTTCTTCGGTAAATGATCCTGTGTGCTTAGGTAATTCGAATTCGTAAACGCTTCCTGTTGCCAGAGCAGTAACTAAGTTACTTGTTGCGTCAATAGTAGCACTGTTAGCGAATGTAGCGTAATCTCCTAAGTATAAGGCTTTTATGCCTCCAATCGCCTCTTTACATTGAATTTGGAGTCCCGCGGTAGTTAGACAGCTCATCGGTGTGTAATTTTTTTTTATTATTATGAAATATTCTTTGCAAAGAATGGGCAGCTCTTAGCTTACCCACTCTTTTAACAAAGGAGTATTAATTAGGGATTCATGAATCCTAAGATAGCCTCAGCAGGAACTGCTACTTGTGTACCAGCGCGGAACTTCATAACCATTCTCACGTTATCTGATCCATCAGTTACAGACATATCTACAACCTTAACTTCGTTGAAGTCAGATACTAAGTCAGTTCCGAAGAATAGGTTATCAGCCTTAGCGAACAATGCTACGTTGTCCGGGATACCTGGGCAAACATAGATTTCGTAACCATCAAACATCAATGGGTAGTTAGAAGCAGCGTTGAACTGTTGTAAATATCCCAAAGCTGATAAAGCTTGGCGGTAGAACTGAGCAGTCTTACGGTTAATGTAAAGCTTTACAGAAGCATCTCCAACCAATGTAGCTGGCAATGCGTTAGCCAAAGTAGTCAATGAAGATACGATGTTAGCAGCAGTGAATGCGTTAGCGAAGTCAACATCAGGAGTACCACTCTTAGCAGTATCCAACACTTTCAAAATTCCGTTGAAAGCAGTAAAAGATGAAGATTCGAAGTTACCTTGCCATAGAGTGTACTCAATGTTCTCAGCTACTTTACCACTCAAGTGAGCGATAACGAAATCTGCGAAGTTAGCAGGAAGTGTATCGTTCGCAAATCCGCGGCCTGTTTGAGCAGCTTCCCAATCTTTTGCGAATTGGTTTTTACAAACTTCCAAATTTACTTTAAGGTCAGTAACTGTAAGAACGCGCTCTGCCAAAGTTAATGTAGAGTCAGCGTTGTCGAAGTCACAACCCCATGCTTTTACGATTCCTGTAGAAGCTAACGTCTTAAGCACCATCTTGTGCTTTACATTCTCTTTAACAGTTACGTAGTTGTTAGCAATAGTATCTCCCGATAAAACTGCCGCGCTAATGTATGGCAGAGCTAACTCGCCAGCATAGCTTGAAGAAATGGATAAATTAGATGCCATTTTTTTTGTTTGTTTTTATGTTTGTGTTTATTTGAATTTGCTTAAAATTGTGAATGCTCTTTGTTGAGATGTCATGCGTGACATGTCTACATTTTGAGCTGGTGCTGCTTGGCGAGATTGCTTAACAGTTGTAGCTGCAGGAGCTTGTGAAAGCTCAACAATTTTCTTTTCAGCAGCGCTAAGCTTAGCCTCGAATTCAGCAATGATGTTGTTAAGTAAGCCTTCTACTTGCTCTTTAGAGTAAGTCTCAGCTACTTCTTGCTCAACAGTAATCTCTACTTCAGGCTTCTCTTCTTCTACCTCTTCAATAGATGCGATTACTCCACTTGCCACAACGATTTTCTTACCGTTATCCAAAGTGTATTCGCCATCTGCTAAAGGTGAAGGATTGCCGTCTGCATCCATTACGAAAATCTCTACTCCCTCAGCCCATTCAGCAGCAGGTGAATAGATCATAGTGCCATCAGCTAAAGCACCCTCTGCCATCATCTCAACCTTTGCAGGCTCAGCAGCAGGAGTCTCTTCTACTGACAATTTCACCCCATGCTTACTAAGCGCTGGAGCGAACTTTTCTAAAATTTCAGAAATCATGTTCATGTGTTATAATTATTAGTGGAAAAAATTAAGAATTCATTTCAAGTGCCTGAGCCAATTCAGCCAACAGCTTCTCTAAGTCTTTCTCTGCTACGTTAGTTTCAGTTAGTGGTGTAAACCATCCCTCAATAGAAAAGCCTTTAACCTCGCCATTCTTTACAGCAGCCCATGTAGCATCATCATCGACCTTAACTCCTATCATCCACGTACCATCAGGAAGTTCAAAGCCGTAGTTATCTCCCTTATCTGCACCTGCCTTAATCCATGACTCTACTACTGTAAGATTATTCACAGGCATTTCATGCTGGATAGTATGGTTATGGTGCATGTTACGCTTAAGAAATTCCTGAGCAGTTTGCTCTATAGTCTCTTTAGAATAAGTGATAAAGTATTTCTCACCATTACCATCGTAACGCACTATAGGCTGATTAGGAATAAGTGCAGGGCCGTAAAGCATGCGCTTCTCTCCATCTTCTACGCGAGCGAGCATTAAGTTCTGCTTACTAAGCGCCACGAAGTCTACCATTATGGCAGGCTCAGAGACTAAACTTACGGCATACACCCCCATGTTAGAATCATCTTCTCCGAGGCCGTATTCTATTAATTTCAATTTGTCATTCATTATCGTATGTTTCAGATATTTCAAAAAGTATAGCGTTAATCACTTCATCTATTATGAGCTCAGTATCCTCAAGCTCTGCCTTATCAATTTCAGATAAAGCATTTCTCACTCCTCTTGTGATGCACTTTTTAAGTAGTGGAAAGTTTGCCATATTTGTTATAGATAAGATTGATCAATAATCTTTTGACGTGCCTCTAATGCATTGGCTACGTTGCCTGCTAACACATAAGTCTCTACTGTGCCTGGGCCATTAGGATTAAACTGCCCACCGCTGAAGTCAATAGCCGGTGCATTGGCTTGAGTAGTGCTATCAGGATTGCCTGTTTGATTCATTGAGGTATCAGGAGTTGTTCCACCGAATTGAGTCTTAGCAATCTTAGCTACGTTAGCAAATCCCATTACACCAACCGCTACGGCTTGCGCTATCTTAACTGAAGTTGGAACTGTCTCAGGTGAATTAAGTGCCTTAACAATAGCCGCATAAGTATCTACTAAAGACATTGCTATATTAAGTGCTTTGTTAGTGTTGAATTGTCTCTTAGCAGTCTTTTCAGTGCGTGCAGTGAAGCTCTCGTTAAGTGATGTTAAAGCTTGTAATCCTTGAGCGACAGTATCTACTTTTAACTGCGCCTCAGCTTCAGCATATTTTTTAGTAATAGCTAACTCTTCTTTAGCTTGTTTATCCTTTAATACCTGTGCGTTTTGTCCGTAATATTCAGCCTCAGTAATAAGTTGAAAGTAATGCTCTCTAAGTGTTTTTAACTCTAAATCTTGTGCAGATAATCCAGACTCATAAAGATTTTCTTGAATAGTTTCTATGGTTGTTTGTTCATCGGCCATAGCTTGAGCATAGGCATCATTATAGGCCTTTTGCTTTTCAAGTTTTTTTCTATTTTTAGCCTCTTCTAAATCAGACTCTCTTTGAGCCTGCGATGTTAGTAATTCTATTATAGCGTTATTATACCATTCTTCAACCAATTTCAAATTAGCCTTATTTTTTTTAGCTTCTTCTAATTTTTTGGTGTATTGCTGTCTGAGCATTTCTAATTCATAATCATCTTGCGTAGCAGTTGATTTAAATATCTCATTACGAAGTTGAATTTCAAAATCTCTTCTTGCGTCTAATATAGCTTTTTGCTCTTCTCTGTATTTTTTTTCTACATCTTTATTGCTTTTATCTATAGCATCTAATAACTTTTTTTCGTTATCCTCATAAACACTAATGTCAAAAGCATTACCAACACCACTTAAAGAAAGTGAAGTATCTGATCTTAGCAATGCTAATTTTGTGCGTGTCTCTTCTAATGCGCTATTGTACTTTTTAGCGGCTTCTATTTTCTCTTGCTCTTTCTTAGTATTGTTATCGGTCAAAACATCAGCGTCTCTAACCGTATTGTAATAGTCTACAATGTGTTGTGTCTGCTCTTGTAATTGCTGATTTTGTAATTCTAATCTTTTAGCTCTTGCTTCATCAGCTGCTTTTTGATCATCTTGTAAAAGAGCAATTTTCATTTTTACTCTTTCTTGCTCTATTTCATTTGCCAATAATTGTTGTGATAACAAATATTGTTGATACAATGAATCACCATAAGCTTTAGCTGATGCTATTTTATTTTTAATAGCACCATTTTGAGCTTGTAATGTACCTAATTCTTTTTGCAAAGAATTTAATACTACCGACTCTCCTTTAAACAAAGAAGAAAACTCTTTCCAATTTGTAGCAACAAGCGCTATAGTAGAGGCTAATATTACAAATAACAATGTTACTGGATTGCTTACCATTGCGGCTGTCAATCTACGTAATCCTGTAATCATTGATTTAATGCCATCAGTGAACATCTTAAAGTCAATACGCTTAACATTATTGGCCATGTTCATTAAGCTCTGACCAACACCTTCAAAATCTAATGTTGCTATCTGACCTTGTAAAATACCAAAGCTATTACTCATTCCCTCAATAGCAGGCCCTGTGTTTCCCTTAACAGCATCGGCTGCATCATTCATTCTGTCTTTCAGCTCTCCCATTTTTTGAGAGATTTCAGTGTACTTTTCAGTACCAGGCTCAAAGTTTAAAAGCTCTTGATTTAATTGTCTATACTGAGCCTTTAATGATTTAGTAGATTTATCAACCTTATTAGTAGACTCATCTACCTTTTCAAGCTCTTTATTAATCTCCTCTAATCCTACAAAAGTTCCATCATCATTGAAGAGGAGCTTTAATATCATTTCTTGTGGTGCTGCCATTATGCTATGCTATAAATTGTTAGTGCGATTAAACCGATTACTCCTAATAGTATAGTGTAATTAATAGCTCTTATTTGCCACACCTTTAGCCTCGCGTGATGGATGCCACTTGCTTGCTTAAATTCTTGACTCTTGCCAGGTACTCCTGAGCGTAGTAAAGTCATACTATAGATAATGTCTTCGTAAGGATTTGTCATATTATAGGTTCACGTTGGAATTTAGATTGAGTGTATTGAATCGTTGCGCTGATTACAGCGGTCTTGCCTGTATGCTTGCACTCTAAATAAGGTGCTATCTTATTGCTCACTATAGGCATGTGTAAGATGAATGAGTTAGCTGAGAAGCCGCTGTGAAATTCTACTACTCTGTGAGGAGTAGAGCTGTGATGTGTTACCTTGTCGCGCCATACCATTGAGCTATATTCAACACTTGCAACCTTGCCTGTAAAGTCAGCAATGCCATAATCATATTCAAGCACTGAAATGTAAACCTTAACCATCCATACAGTCTCTGTAGGCATAGTTATGCGCCCATTATTAATACCGTCTAAAAATAGATTTACGTTAGTTGGATTACTTACCATATTACCCACCCCCATAAGCTGAATAAATCCATGTTGGCTTCTACCTGGTATAGTTGTTCCAAAGTTGGATGTACCATCATACCAAGTACCCCCACCAAAGTGCACACCTCTTACATCAGCCTCTGCCCATCTGCCCATCACAGTAGTACCTTCTAAGTTAGGCCTGATGAAGTTGCGATAGCCCATGGCTTGGCTGTAGTTATTGTTAGGACTAATGCCATGCCCTAAGCCACTAACAAAGATGCGTTCGTTATTATTCTCAATCTCTGCACGAACTACGTTACCCATTCCGGTAGCGCTCTTTTGGTTACCACTTGTGTTAGTGATATTGCTACCACCAACAGCGTTAGGTGAGCTAATTACTCCGCTTGTTCCATTGGTAGAAGTAGATGCGTAACATCTGCCTTTTACTCCGCTCCAAGTGTAGCCGTAATATTCGCAGCATTCTTGTGATCCGTAGCTTGTATCTCCATCGTAATCTAAAAAC